TGCTGAAGTCACCTTCACCGTGACCAACAGCGAAGTGTCTGCCACTGATGTGGTCGTGGTCAACCACGGTTCCGCTGGTACTGCTGGCGCTTACGTGGTGCAAGCCAACACCATTGCTGCAGGGTCTTTCAAGATCTCTGTTGGCAACGTGTCGGGCGGTGCCCTGGCCGAAGCGATCGTGCTGAACTTCGTTGCTCTCAAGGGCGCTAGCTCCTGATGGGCATGTTCGCCTTCCGGCGACTGCGTGAGACTGAGGCTCTGGCAAATGCTGGGGCCTCTTTTTCTAATGCAGAGCCCACTCCTAAAATTGAACAAACCAAGGAAGAACCAAAGCCCAAAAAGCAGCGGATTCCTAAGCCCAAAACGGAGCTTGTAGATGGCGATCACGATTGACGCCACCGTTGGCGGTGCCAATGCCAATAGTTATTTGACGCTTGCTGCAGCGCAGGCGTTGATTGACGGCATGGTTGAAAACGACGACGTAACGGCTTGGGCGTCGGCTACCACCGATCAAAAGAACCGTGCGTTGTATTCCGCCACGCAGCGACTTGATCGTGAACGCTTTTTAGGTGCGCGGGCTACGGATACTCAAGCGCTGCAATGGCCGCGTACAGGCGTCCGCAAGCCCGACACTTATATCAATACTTACGCAGTCGGCTTCCCGTTTCGCGTAACCACCGACTATTTCACCGACACTGAGATCCCGGATCAGGTCAAGCAGGCCCAGGCAGTGCTGGCCGTTTACCTGAACAACAACAAGGACGGCCTTGGCCTAAGCGGTCTTGAGGATTACAAGCGCGTTCAGATCGGTAGCCTCAACGTTGAAACTGCTGGTGCCAGCAGCATGGCGACCGGTGCTGATCGTGTGCCGCCGATCTTTGAACGTTATTTGACCGGGCTTAGAATCAGTGGACCGGGGAACTTTGCCATTAAGCGGAGCTGATTATGGGCAGACATAACGGCATTGATCCTGCCTACAGCATTGGCGGCGATTTCGTGACCAGCACTTCCGCCCAAACAGGGCGCTGGAACACGATTGTGATCGTGAAAAACAACACGTCATTTGCTGCGATCACGGCGCAAAACTACACCGGCAACAGCTTGGTTGGCGAAAGCTTTCCTGCTGGCTTTGAGCTGCAGGGTGTATTTACTGCCTTCACCCTTAACGCGGGTGGTTCTGTCATCGCTTACAAGCTCTGATCATGGCTAAATCACACGGCGGCACCTCTGACATCAATTACGCCATCGGCGCAGAAGTCATTAACGACACTGCGGTTCACACGGGCAAGTTTCGTCACATCGACTTTTACGAAAACAGCACGGTGCAAAGCATCGTGTCAACCAACATCACCGACAACAGCTTTGCTGGCGCCTCGGTTGATCAGGGCGCACACTTGACTGGTTACTTCACCAGCATTCAGCTCCAAAACGGAGCTTGTATTGCCTACAAAATCTGATGGCACTAGCGACTTCACTGCGTAAGACGGCAAGCAAGCTAATCACCAAGCTTGGCGGGTCGATCACAATTCGTCGCGTGACCACTGGTGCGTACAACCCGACAACGGGCACTGCTACGCCATCCGTAACCAGCTCCGTAATTAAAGGGGTGCTTGAAGATGTGACGCAGAGCGAAGTCAATGATCTGATTCGCAGCAGTGACAAAAAGCTGACGATTGCCGCGGCCGATCTGACCTTTGAACCTGCCGTATCTGATCAGGTGACAGTATCAGGTCAGATTTTGCAGTGCATCCGCGTCAACAGGATTGAGCAAGATAATACGGCTATCGTGTTTGAAATGTTCCTGAGAGAATGACGTGGCAAGTCAAATTAGGATTGATCAAATTGACAATTATTCAAGAGGCAACCTTGAAAAGCTTGTAGCTGCGGCGACGCTATATGCGGACGGGCAGTTGAAAGAAAAGACGCCTGTTGATACTGGGCGTTTGCGGTCGTCATGGCAAAAGGAAATCAATGGCTTCAATGGCCGTGTCTTCAATAACTTGACATATGCAGAGCCAGTGGTTGCTGGCACTAGCCTCCCGCCATCTTGGGGTGGTCAATATCGCACTCGCCAAGGCGCTCAGCCTTATTTAGACATGGTGGCCAAAAACGTGCAGACTTATGTTATTGCAGAGGCAACCCGTATTGGCGGCTAACCATGAGCCTAAACACCATCCGCGCCGATATTGAAGGCCGCATTGCGACTGAATTTGCTACTGCCCCTGTTCTGCAGGTCGCTTACCAAAACGTTCCATTCTCGCCGCCTAATAACGCAAGCTGGATTCAGGCCAGTATTATTTGGGGCGATTCAGCGTATATGACCATATTCACCACGTCGGCGCGTGGTACTGGCGACGGTTTTGATCGTCGTAATGGCACTTTGGTCTTTAACATCTTTAGCCCGCTTGGTGAAGGCCCTGGCGCGGGTTTGACCATTGCTCAGCGCTGCATTAACTTGTTCTCACGTTTGCAGCTTGAAAATATAAAATTTGATCCTGCAAATGGTCCGCGTTCAATTGAACCCGCTGCACCAGAAGGGTTTTGCCAAACACAGGTGACCATAACTTTTGAAGCATACGAACAAAGCTAGAATTCACACAGCCACTACCGTCCATAACAATGGCTGTCACTGTTCTGTCCGGTACGTCCGGCGCCCTTTACTACAAGCCCGCTGGCACCACCGGTACATTCGGTGAGTCTGGTGTTACTGTTGCCGCCGACACGGTTACCGTTGAGCCTTACCTGAATTTCAAGGTTGGCGATCCCGTTAAATTCAGCGTTGTCAACAGTCAAACTGGTGGCGCCGGCACCGGCACTTTGCCTGCAGGTATTTCGGCTGGCACCACTTATTACGTGATTGCCTACACGGCTTCCACTGGTGTACTGCAAGTGTCTGCCTCTGCTGGTGGCGCAACCATCACGATTACCGATGACGGCACTGCTGCTGCTCCAAACGAGTTCCAAGTGGCTTACGCGGATTATGCCGCTGTCGGCCAAGTTCAATCCTGGGGCTTTGAAATTTCGCGTTCGGAAATTGATGTAACAACCATCGGTCAAACCGCTGGGCAGTACGCGCCTTTCCGTGCCTACATCCCTGGCTTTGCTGATGGCGAGGGTTCTGCAACGGTCTATGTGACCAATGAAGATTCTGCTCTTTCCAACCGAATGGTGGAAGATGTGCTGCAGCGTCAGCAAGTTGGTTGTGCCTTCAAGCTTTACACCGACAAGCAAAGCACTGAAGCTTTGAGCCGTTCCATTGCCATGGATGCCGTGCTGCTGACTGCCAGCATGAACATCAATCCCGACGATGCTCAGCAGGTTGAAATCACCTTCCGCCCCGCTGGCGTGCCTACGTTCGACTTCAGCACCACCACCTGATAGGCTGTTGCCGAATGTTCATCTGGGCCCCTGGGTTGCGCCGGGGGCTTTTTTATGTCTAAAGTATCAACTAACCAAGCATTTTTTATGGCACCTTCCAGCCCGTCCGCCCGTGCGCTTGATCGCCTCAAAAAAGCAGCTAATTTGGTGCCTTCAAAGAAGACCGTGACTTTGAGTGACGGTACGGAATTTGAGTTTTGGCATACAAGCCTGACCATGGCGGAGCGTGAACGGGCCACCAAAGCCGCAAATAGCCAAGATCCAAACGCATTTGCCATTCAATTATTGGTTCACAAAGCACTGGACGAAAATGGCAATCAAATGTTTGCGGCGGGAGAAATTGCTGAATTGAAGCATGAAGTCCGTGATAGCGATCTTCAAAAGATTATCTTGGCTTTAGTCGAAGACGATATTGCTGAGATGCAAGGGGGAAACTAAAAAAGGAGCTTAGGCGCGACAAGCTGCTGATGCTCCAGTTGAGTGTGGCCAATTCACTTGGCTATACGTTGGCGGAATTGACCGAAAAAATGAGTACGCACGAAATCGTGCTATGGTCTCTATTTTTTGAGATACAAAGCGAAGAGCAGGAGCGCATGACTAGACGGCGAGGTTAGACTTCTAGTACACACAGGGGGAGTGATGGCGGCCGTAGCAAATGTTGAGATCAACGTCAACGCGAATTCGGCCGTTACTCAGTTAAACAACCTTGACAAAGCCGCCAACCAACTCCAAAAGCGCACCACCACCTTGCAGAGTGCGTTTGCTGGCTTGGGGCAGGCGATTGCGGCTATTGGGCTGACAACTCTAGTCAAATCATTTGCGACTGCCGGTATTGAGGCTGAAAGAACGGCAAAAAGAATTGAAAATTTGTCAAAAAGTTCTCAAGACGTTAGCAGGATACAAAATATTGCAGCAACTGCAGCCAAGGAATTTGGGCTCGGTAATTTGACGGCATCGCAAGGAATTGCAGATTTGTACGCAAGATTGTCTCCAACGGGAATTTCGCTTGAATCAATCCAAGATATTTTTATTGGCACAAATAAAGCAGCTTTGAATATGGGGTTGACAGGGCAACAGTTGAGCAATGTAATGCTTCAGCTCAGCCAAGCGCTTGGTTCTGGCGTTTTGCAAGGTGATGAATTTAGGAGCGTTGCAGAAGCTTTGCCACCCGTAATGGATGCTGTCGCAAAAGCCTTGGGAGTTAGTCGTGGCGAACTTAAAAAATTGAGCTCTGAGGGCAAAGTTACAACTGACGTTCTTGTTAAAGCGTTTCAAGAATTAGCGAAAATCAATACGATCAAGCCAGATGCTTATAGAGAATTTTCGGCGGCAACAGAAAATCTCAGCGTTGCCATAGGTACAAAGCTCTTACCTGCTTTGACTCCTTTGGTTAAAGCATTAACTGCATTAATTCATGCTTTCTCGGCTTTGCCAGGACCAGTTCAAACGGCAATTGTAGGCATCGCAGGATTGGCTGCGGGTATTGGGATTTTAACGCCAATCATTAGCGGTATTTCGGCTGCCTTGGGGGCTTTGGCTGGATTTTTTGGTAGTACGGGTGCGGCCGCTGGCGTCTTTGCTACTGCAATCACTGGTGTTACCGCCATATTGACTGCTCTAAAAATTGGCGTTGTTGCCATAGCCGGCGTGCTTACTGGATTGCTTGCAAAAGCTTTAGCCGGCGCTGCTGCATTGTTTTCGGGGCCAGTGGGGATTGCTGCTTTACTTATTGCAGCGGGGGCCGCAGCTTATTTATTTAGAGACCGGATCGCAAATACTTTTAATAGTTTCAAGGAAATTGTGGCATCGGCATTTAACGGTTTTAGGCAAAACTTTTTGCAACCTCTCACAAGAGGAATTGGCTTGCTACTCAATTCATTTAGCCAATTTGCAACTGAAACCAAAAGAATTTTTGAAGGTCTTTTTCAATCCATACTTGCGGGAGTATCTAATTTTGCAAACTTATTTATTAACGCAATTCAGGACACTATGAATTTTGGAATTAAAGGTTTAAACATCGTGGTTAAAGGTCTCAACAAAATACTTAATAGCTTGGGTACTGGATTAACGTTTGAATTAATCCCAGAAGTGAAATTGCCCAAATTCGCGAAGGGTGGTTATGTGACGAGCCCCACAACCGCCATGATTGGCGAAGGTGGTCAGCCCGAATATGTAATTCCCGCCAATGCCATGTCAGAAGCAATGGCGCGTTATGGGGCTGGAATGCGCGGGGCTAGTGTCATTCCAAATTCAATCAATCCGCAAGTCAATATATCCACTGGCCCCGTAATGCAAATGAACGGTACAAATTATGTTTCCCAAAATGATCTTGTGTCTGCAACGCAAGCAGCAGCGCGACAAGGTGCCAATATGGCATTAAATCAACTGGAGCGCGATCCAGCCACTCGCCGCCGCGTCGGAGTAATGCGATGACCGTTGCCATTGCTGAGTTCCTGCACGTTTACACGTCAACAGGCACCACCATCTATAAGTGGCAAAGTTTCTGGCCCGGTCAAACCGTAGACGCTCACACCTTTTACGGGTTCCAACTCGATCCGATGTTGTCTGGGCGCTCCGGGCAACAACCCGAACTGCTGGTGCGGCTACCCCTTAACGCCACAACACTAACGCTGCTTGAAGACGGTATTTCAAACCGCTATCTAGCCACGGCATCGCTGTATCAATTCACCCCACCTGCCGGTGGCGGCTTACCGGCGACAAAGACGCTGATCGCTTCCTTTACAGGCGAAGTGAACGATGGGCAGCTGGATCAAATCAATCTGAGCATGGTTATTGCTTCCAGCTTGATTTCAACAGAAGCCCAGGTGCCCCATCGCCGCTACACAACTACACTTGTTGGGACGCCTCCCAAGCTATGAGCGCTACCCCCTCAGCAGCGAATGCAACTGCCCCTGGGTCGCCGCTCACGATCACCCAGTTCAAAGACGCTTGGGGCGCCGTCCGTAGCACAGAGGCGAGCTTAACTGACAAGCAGCGTGTCGTTGTACTTGGCGAACCCATCCCAATTGTTTTTGGGAAGATTGCATCGGGCATCGGCGGAGTGTGGGTGTATCCGTCTGCGGCCAGGTATGCAGTCCAACTAGACACCAAAAACATTATTCGACTTAGCAAAGAAGCCAACAGAGAAGTTTACGAATACGTCGTCAATCTTGGTCTTGTAGTCAGCGAAGGACAGATTGGTGCAATTTCTGCCAGCGACGTTTACAAAGGCGAACTTGGTTTTTCCAGCCTATCAAACACGATTTCAACTTTTGCCTACGGCTCAATGCCCACGGCTGGTTTCAACTACATCAATTCCGCCATCGACTCAGAGTATGACGTTCGCCCTTTACGGCAAGCATTTACCACCAGCGTAGATATCTCTGTTTCTGGAAACATCACGCGATTGGACATCGCACAGCTGATGGTTGTAGATACGGGATCTGGAAATTCCCAAGCACTATTTACCTATCAGATTTTGATCAACGGCACGGTAGTGTACGACGATGGCGCAACCCAATCTTCTACCCCACGCGATAAGACGTTAACGTATTATTCCCCAAATATGTCCGCATACCCGTGGACAAATGTAGTCATCAGAATCACGACGCTTTACTCGGGCAGTTACAACCTAGAAGCGCGTGCGGTATTAAATGTTTACCAACAAAAAGCATCAACAACCGACACGATGATCTCGTACGGCTTCCCGGAAAACCCAGGAAGCGGCGGTTCATTCCAAGGTCTTAGTTGTCTTGCACTTCAAGGCACATACCCCGCCCATCTTCTGCAGGGCAACGCCTACACAAGTACAACTGAGCAAACAGTAACCCCCTCGGTAACCAGCGGCTACATCTCCTATACCTGCGCAAATGTAACCAGCTTCAGCATTTACGCCCAAGTATTTGACGGTGCTTTCACGCTGTTCCACGGCTACGAACTCTACGTCGATGGCGTACTGGTACGCGATAACGCCAACACCTATACAAGCTCGACAAACGAAGGCGTTGGCTT